ATCAAGTTCTGTTCGACCGCTGGCATTGCGGGAGGAGCGTTGAAAGTCTTCTCGATGGTCTCGACAGTGCCACGAGTAATCTCAAGATTCCAACGACCACGAGAGGTCTTGAATTCTTCCAAGCGTCGAGTTACGGTCTGATATACAACATCATTCATGGCACAGTATGCCCGAACATCAGAAGCAGTGATTTCAGGACCGTAGGTTTCTTTCAGAGAGTTGATCAGTTGATCGTTGGTCATTGAAAGCATTGTTTGTTGAATCGCTTGTGCATAGTATAAGGGAAGTCTAGGGTCTCGTCAGAGACCCTTGTGACAGTTGTCCAAGTGGTCATGCGACCAGTTGAACAAAATCAGACAAGATTTTTTTATTTAGTTTTTTGTTCTTCAGACTCTTGATGAACGCAGTCTTGATTTGAGTTTTAGTGGCGTTTTCTTGAACCACGAACTCATCATCTTGAGACAGGGCAGTCGATGAGAATCCAAAGTATGCATCATATCCACTCGTCTTGATATTGAGTGTTTTAGTCTTCTTCCAGACAGACATGAGTTTTTCAAACTCATCACTAGCATACCCAGTGTACTTACGGATGAATCCACCACTGTCACGAGGAGCAAGAACTCGAATACCAATCAAGTTCATCTGTGGGAAGTTGTCTTTCAGATTGCGAAGGAGAACATCCGTAGTGTCACCCAGTCCAACATTCAGATTGTAATTTTTTCCGGTCTTGCGATCACGGAACACAACCCCATCTTGCATCTCTGCACTACGAAGACCAAGAGATGGTTCAGATTCCCAAGAACGATGGAACATAGAATGGTAACGCAGACCATATCCCTCACCATCAGTGAGAATCACACACTGAACCTTCTCTACATTGTTCTCTTTCTTGAATTGAGGAATGATTTGATGCAGAGCGAGGACTGCTTCATTCAACGGAGTTCCAGAAAGAGAAAGACCCACGGGAACGTCATGGTGAGCATAGTTTGAATGAGTATAACGAGAAGCAACTCTCCAAATGTTGAGCATTTGCTTTTCCAACTTACGAGTAGACACTTTGCTCGTAAACAGATTCATCAGAGAGACATGCTCTTGGATATAGATACCACCTTCCCGTTTTTCATAAGAAGTTTCATAGTAAGTTTCCTTGGGATAATCGGCAGTGAATGCATACACCTCAAAAGGAATACCAACCTTCTTACAGAACCACATCAGGTTATACAGTTGCTTCATGGTGTCCAGCAGGACATTGCCCATTGAACCAGACCAATCCAGAACGAAAACCAAACCATGATTCTTCCCTTCAGGAAGGATGGTGACCTTCTTGAACAGATCTTCGTTGTACTTGTAAGTATGCAGTTTGGTGCAATCCAGGACTCCAGTGCGAGAAGTTGTTGCACGAGAGTACGCAGCAGCAGACTTCTTACACTCAAATTCTTTGACCATATAGTTCACTTCTACCTGGGCAGATTTCTTGAACTTCATGTAGTCCATATCACCCTTGGCAAAGATGTCATACTTCTCACCAGTAGCATTTTCATATACGGTGGCGTACATCTCGTCAAACTGAGATTGACGGTCTTCCCAATACTGCTCACAACCATCATGAATTTTTTGATTCGGGATGATCAGGCGATCCAAGAACATCTTTGGACGTTCGATGTAAATGTTCTCAACAGCGTTGGGGTTGTTGAGTTTTTTCAATGCTTCTTCTAGAGACTCAGTTGTATGAGATCCTGCTGCTGTTGGATGGGGTAGAGGATCCTCTTCCTCCTCTTCATCATCTTCAACTTGATGAGATGCAGTACCACCATATGATTCCCCAGGTTCCGGTTCGACAGACTCATTCTCCCCAGTCTTCTGCTCACTTCCTTGAGACTGACTGTTGTTAGGACTTTCGTTGTCTTGCATAGGAACCTCAGTTTTCTGCTCATCCACTTCCTTCATACACTCGGTATAAACGATCTCAGAGACCCTCAGAACGTCCTCAAAGGTCTCACAGTCAGCGATCTGACGGAGAATAGTCTTCTCATGATCATTGAATTGAATGGGTACAAATGCACCGATCTTGAAGTGCAGATTAATACGATCAGCAAAACTCATTTCATTGACATCTACATCCTTGATAGCAAAGAAGTCCATGTCGGAAAGTTCTTGGTATGCCTTGTAGAAGTCTTTACTGAGACCACCATATCTTTGTTTAATCTTCCTCTCAATGCGAACATCCTCCACGATGTTCACGATGACTGGAGTGGTCTTGTACTGACCCAACCAGTTCATGTCAGGAGTATACAGGGCATGACCCACCTCATGTCCCACCAGCATGTCGTAGACAGCGTTGCTTGCCTTTTCCCACATGGGAAGAACAAGGACACGAGTGTAGACATTGAACTGTGCAGTCTCTACGTTCTTATGCTCAACAGCGATGTCCTCAGTGGCAAGCAGACGGGCGAGAGTGCCTTTGATTTCAAACTTGACAGACATTGGTTTGTTCCGAATGACCATATAATACAAAAGAACCCCGCCTTTGGGGCGAGGTCTTGTGACGCTTCTTGAACTGGCGCAGTGCTTCACGTCGAGCACGCATCGCCTGTGGTTTGAGTTTTCTCTTCTGGTCTTTGCCAGAATTGTGTTGCCAGTTTGGGGTAGTCATCGTTCCCAGAGTTTTCTTTGCACTTTATCCCCTATGTCGGGGGTATGGATTATAGCACGTTTCAACTCACGGAGTTCTCTTCTTAATGAGTCAACTTCAGATTTCAATCGACTCACGTCCTCCGAAAGAGCAAAGACTCTGCTATTGTTGCTGTCTTCGGGTATCATACCACAACTCTACTGAATCCCTTAAACTTTTCAAATTTGATTACAGTATCAAACTTGTCGTGGAGATCAGTCTTGTGTGAGATGATGAACGTGTTACTATCGTCAATGACGTATTTGACGATCTTAAGGAACTCTTCAACTCCAAACCCATCGAGAGAACTATCGAAGATCTCATCCATGATGAGTAGGTTTGTGTTTGTGGAGTTTTTAAACTTTGCTACTTCTCGCCATGTGAACAGAAGTGCTAGGTCAATTCTTTGTCTTTCTCCTTCACTGAAAGAGGTATAGGAAAAGTTTTCGTGGATAGGAGATTCAATCGATTCGTTAAACTCTTCATCAAGAGTAAAGTTGATGTAGAAGTCCATCATTTGCAGGTATCTGTTCACCTGTTTGTTAATCAACGGCAGATACTTCTGTATAATTTTGGACTTCACACCTGAGTCTTTTAGAAGACTCTGAGTAAAATCGTAGTATGCAATTGTCTCTTTTTTCTCAGAAAGATCAGTGTCAGACTTTTCTAGATCTTCCTGGAACTTGGTTAACTTCTCATACTCAGTACTTGAATTCTGTAGTTGATCGGTAATTCTTTGAATTTCCGATTCAAGATCCTGGATTCTTCGCTGATGCGAAGCGATCCGAGTATTGTTTTGAGAAATGCCATGCGTTAGTTTTGTGATCTCCTTCGAAAGGACATTGAATTGACGTTCTCGCTCTTTTTCGAACTTAATTGTTTCTTCAAGTTTCACATAACCATCTTTGAGTTCCTTTGCTCTATTTTGAACGTCACTAATTCTATTTACACGGAACTCTTCTTCTATGTCTTGATGACAGGTAGGGCATACCGTATTTTCATTAAAAAACTTATGCTCTTCAGTAATAGTGGTTACTTTTTGAGTAATTTGACCCTTAAGTGTGTTTAGTTTTGATAACTTATCTGCTGCCCCGATTACTTTCTCTTGTTCTTTAGTGCGAGATTCAATAGTGGTCTGAGTCTTGGAATTTTGTTCCATATACTCAGAAACTTCTTCCATCAAAGTGGTAATCGATCCCTTCTTTGTTGTGATATCTTCCTTACTACGACTTTCAATCTCTTGAATAAACTCGTTTTGCATTCTGACTTTATCTTGAAGAGATTCCTTCTTCAAAGTAAGTGTTCTGACATCATCTCTTACTGCACGGATCTTTTCTTTAACGATGTTGGTCATCGACGAAAAGATTTTAATGTCTAGAAGATCTTCAATAACCTCTCTTCTATTCGCAGCACTCAGTTGCATGAATGGGACAAAGTTACTGCTTCCCAAAATCACAATCTGAGTGAATGACTTGAAGTTCATCTTCAGAACACTTTGCTCAAACCATTTCTGTTGCTCAGATGAAGACGCATCCTGATTGAACAGTTCTCCATTCTTATAGATTTCAAAGATGGCAGGTTTGATTCCCCTACGAATTTTAAATTCACTACTAGAAATCTTGAACTCAATCTCGACTAAACAATCTTTCTCATTGATTGAATTGACGAGTTGTGGTTTGTTGATATTTCTGAAAGACTTTCCAAACAAAACAAAGGTAAGGGCATCCAAAATGGTGCTCTTACCTGCTCCGTTATTACCGATGATTAAAGTATTTTCAGTTTTAGTGAAGTTTACTTCTGTAAAATGGTTTCCAGTGGATAGAAAGTTTTTCCAACGAATCCGTTCAAATAAAATCATTTTTTAAAATATCCTTTGGAGGAATCACAATATCATTTTTAGTAATAATCATATACATGTAACCGAAGTTGTCACACGTTTTAATTATAGCATTATCGTCAACTTCGACAGCAGTCATTTCTGGATACTCATGGTCTGTCTCCAACAACAAACCAAATCTAGTAGCATCATCTCGTTCTTCAAACATGTAAAGAACTTGATCACCCTCTTCATTTGATGCTGAGTATGCACCGTTTTCTTCTTGCCCTAAGACTGCTAGTATGTACATGTCACAGTATTTCGCACGCTTCCTGATAAATTTCTTTGACCATGGATTGAACTTTTGACTTATCCATTCCAAAATCAGATTCTTGTATGTATCTATTCAGGATAGAAAGTGTGTCTTCAGACTCTAGAGTTTCTTCATCCTCTACATCATCACCACCAACAAAATTGAAGTTTTCTACAATTTTGATCTCTTCTACATCAGAAGCGTACAACTTATCTAAGAACTTATCAAACTGCTTAGCGTTGGTCTTTTTCTTGACGATAACTTTTACAATCTTGTTCTTATACTTTGTAGTATCGAATAGTTTGTAATTTGTATCCTCGTAGTAGATATTGAAGAACAAACGGTGAGGATTATCTACATGCGTGATCTCCATCGTTTCAGTATCGAGAATCGTGAATCCTCGTGGGTCCTCGACATCCGACCAAAACATTTCGTATGGGTTCCCAAGGTAAAATATCCGTCCATCAGTCGATCTAGTGTGATAGTGACCGGAGTAGACATGGGAGAACTTCTCAAATAGTTTGCCATCCAAACCATGCTCCATGATGATTTGTCGATTAACTCTAAATCCTGAGAGTTCAAGGTGCCCCATCGCGACCTTGCAAGAAGTCTTTTTAATAGTTTTGAAAGTCTCATCTTGATTATCCTGATTAATCCAAGGTAAGAACAAGATGTCCAGTCCACCGATATTGACCTCAGTTGCTTCTCCGTAAGTTTTAATATTATTATACGTTTGAAGCAGTAAATCGGGTGAGTTTATGTCATTCGTGTTCTTATAATATGTATCATGATTACCGACAATCATATGAACATCATAAGGTTTTAAACGATCAAATACAACTCTCTTTGACCATTCAAGACTTTGATAATCAATTGATTTTCTACTATCAAAGGTATCACCCATGTGAATGACAGTAGTGATACCTTCTTTTTCTAAAGTTGGGAAAAATACATCATCATAAAAGAGTTCGAAGTAATCATGAATAAATTTCGAACCCTTTCTTGCTCCATAATGTGTATCAGTAATGATCGCAACCTTCATGAATTTCTTAACTTCGAATGCACTGCATCTTTGATTGAATTATAGTCACTGTAGTTTTCTCCATCGATGACATTACTTCCATCTGAGAATACTTCATCAAAACCAGTCTTTTCTAGGATCTTGTTCTTAATGTCCAGTTGACGCTTCTCTCTCTGAATCCTACGCAGGAATGCATAGTGAATGATCTGAGTAAAGTATGCGAAGGGATTTGAAGACTTCTTAGGATCGAAATTGTGAATGTACTGAACACAGTTTTCAATACCATCCGAAATCATGTCATCTTTGAAGATGTAGTTAACAAAGTTTGGTTTGAATGATAGGTGTGTTGCAATCTTTAGAAAGCAGTCACCAATGTAATTGGAGATCTGTGGTTTTGGGTCTCCACGTTGCTCAGCAATTGCTACTCGTTGTCTATAGTCAATAAGTGCTTCCAGGAACTCTTTGTTATTGACGTAGTGTACTGATCTTTTTCTTTTTGTCATTGTTGTACCTATTGCCATATCTTACCGTTCATTATGTATACATTATATCATGATTCTTCAATAAATCAAGACTTGACAAGACCTAGTGAAATGCTTTACAATACCTTTGTTAGGTTTCACAGAGTGGGCTGTAGCCTTTAAAGCTCTCTTTGTTCTGTAGAGTTTTTAAAGATCTTCTCTAAGATCTCTTTAGCATCATGTACAGAAGATAGATATCCCATCTCTTTAGTATTCATATTTCTACCTTTAGTCTTTTTTGAGGCCTTTTGTCTCACATAGGTCTGATAGATATAAATCATTTCAACATCCTTTGATTCAGACATTGTAAGAACATCATCTAAGTTAATAGCAAACATATCATCACTAGATGTTTTTAACCAAGGTTCAATACGGTATCCTAAAGAATTACCTCTCTTGGTAGTTGCTTCATTCACAGTAATTGGATTACTTAGTAGTAAGATAGTTTTATTCTCTTCTAATGATGGAAGAACTTTTGAAAAGATCTCCTCACCATTTTTAAATTTGATTGTTGCAAAAAAGTCTTCTTCTAACATATATTACTTTAGGTTTACAGTTACTATGTCGTAATTAAAACTTTCTTCGTTGTAGATTTTTACTCTTTCAATGAAGTGATTTAATGTATAGTTTTTTCTTGAGTTGTACGTGCAGTCATCTGCAATATCATACAGTGTTGCTTTTTCTTTATCTTTTCCTTTTCTTAGAACCCTACCTATAGATTGTAGGTTACGAATTCTTGATTTACTTGGAGATGCAAAGATTACATTATGTAAGTTTTTAATATTAATACCAGTAGAGAACACACCGTAAGAAGCAACAATAACTGCGTCTTTTTCTGATTCGGTAATTGCTCTTATCCTTTCTCTTTCGTCCGTGTCTACCCCACCATGAACAAAGAAAACCTTTCTACCTTCACTTACATTGTTATTTATTAAATTGAATAATGGTTCACCATGTGCCTCAATTCGTGAAAACAGTACAAGAGTGTTTCCATCAAGTTTTGAAACTAAGTTCTTAATGAAGTTATTTCGTCTATCATGTGTTATAATAAACTGAACCTCATCTTCAAAAACTTCAAACTTTTGAGGAGGATGTTTTAGAACTATGCAGTTAATATCTAACTGAGAAACGTGCCCAGTCTTCATTAGTTCTGCGGTTTTAGTAACTTTGTATGATGGACCAAACAAACCCTCTAACACCCACTTATGAGTTTGTGTTCCATCCAAAGTTCCAGTAAACCCAAATCTATACTTGGCATGATGCAATTTGGACATGATTGATATCAAGGACTTACTCTTGAATAAGTGCGCTTCATCACCAATAACAACACCGAATTGTTCGAAAAATTTTCTGTCTAATTTATAAATCGATTGCCAAGTTGTAATAGTAACTGGCAGATCATGATACTTCTCTCTTCCACTATAAATCTTGTGACAGTATGAATCCGAATCCCAACCGTACTCCGAAAAATCTTTATACATCTGTTCTACAAGAGATGTCGTCGGAACAACTAGAAGAATTTTTTGACCTTTATCCACATAGTATCGTACAATCGAATAAATCATCAATGATTTACCAGATGCAGTTGGACTTATCAATAATCTTCTATTATACTTTAGAGCGTCACTTACTCCCTCAATTTGATAGGGACGTGGAGTAAATGTACAGATCGATGCCATATAATCTTTGACACCTTCTTTTGTTATCTCCTCATTGATTTCAAACGGGAGACCATAATACTTATTATTTTCAAACTCGTAAGTATATCCGTGTAACTTTAACTTATCAATTACTTTATCTAACAGTCCTACGTATATCTCTC